TTAACACAACCTACAGAAGAATAAAGGATTTTAGAATGAGTGATATTGACCCATTCAAATATGGACAACTTGTAGCTCAAGTTGAGCAAATGGAAAAAAAGATTGACAAGTTAGAACAAGGCATGGATGAACTTCTAGCATTAGCAAATCGTGGTAGAGGTGGATTCTGGGCTGGTATGACTATAGCATCATTTTTAGGTGGTTTAGCTACATTCTTTATGCACAACTTGCTAGGAAAATAACATGAAAAACTTTCTTATGGGTATTACTCTAATACTCTTATGGTTATTTTTATATGACTATGCGTATAGTAAAGAATTACCCAAAGAAATGTCAATGGCTACAGAAGCTGGTGAAGTAGTATTAACACTAGAAGAATGTACGTTTACTAAAATGGGTTTACGTGGCTATCCTTATGCTGCGTATGCTACAGATAAAGGTAAAGCTAATCACGAAGGTTGTTGGAAAAAAGAATCTGTAAACAATATGGACTCAGTATTAATTTACTTTCCAGAGATAGATGCAACAGCAGTATATAACCCACAACTATTTAAACCACGTTCAACACTATGACATTCATAACTGAAAATAACATAGCCAATCTATATTCAGCTCTTATAGAGTTTCCAGTATTTGAAGATTATAAACTACCCCCTGCAAGTCGTGTTGATTTCGTAGTGGTACATGACCATAGTATATGTGGACAATATGAGCCACCTGAAGCTGGTGAACCTCATGTTATTACTATATCTACAGCTAAATGCGGTCATTTAGATACAGTATTAAAGACCCTAGCACATGAAATCATACACATGATATGCTATTTAGAATCACCTAAAACAGATAAATATACTAGCCATAAAGGTTTATTTTTAAAACTACAAAAGAGAGTAGCTAACACACTTGGCTACGATCCTAAAGAACTATAAGGAGTATTATCATAGACCCAATTACTATACTAGCAGCATTAGGACCATTAGCAGTAGATTTAGGTAAATCACTTATCAACAGATTTGTAGCACCTGACCAATTTAAACCTGCAACCATAGAACAATATGCTCAAATGAAACAGATTGACCTAGAGTTCTTTAAAGTTATGAATGAAGCTGGTGGTGGTAATCCATCTTATCCATGGGTAGAAGCTATTGTAAGACTCATGCGACCATCTATAGGTTTATTAGTATTAGCAACATGGGCAGCTATGCACTTACAAGGTATTGCAACACCAGAAGTAGATAACTTTGCTAGTGCGGTTGGTTTCTATCTCTTTGGGGAACGTAGTTTATTCTACATTAAAAAGAAATGATAGTCTTAGACATACTTAACTTTATCGGTTTAGCTATACTTAAACTTATTGTGGTTTCATTGCTATTCGTAGCTATGGGATTCTCTATTTTATTTATGTATGCTATGCAAATCTTAACTAAAGCACTTACACATATTGACAAGAATGTTAATTGAAGTAAAAAGGTTTGAGTTTAAAGATACACACACGATAGGCAAGATGTACATAAATGGTGTATATGAATGTTATACGCTAGAAGATGTAGTCAGAAATGGCAGTAAAGTTATAGGCAAGACTGCTATCCCTACCGGTGAATACAAGGTCATTATAGACGCATCTGTACGCTTTAAACAAGATATGCCACATATACTAAACGTTCCTAACTTCACAGGTGTTCGTATTCATGCTGGTAATACTTCAGCACATACAGACGGATGTATCTTACTTGGCACAACATGGTCAGGTAAAGACTTTATAGGTAACTCTAGGTCAGCGTATAAGAAGTTCTTTGACAAACTAAAACAAGCTAAGACAGCAAAAATTATCATATGTTAGATTACCTTATCTGCGATATTCTTTGCGCTATAGATCACTTTAAATATGTTTTCTTATTGATTATCATGTATTTAGTGTATAATAAAGTATCTCAACACTAGGAGAGTTACTTGAAGATACTACTTTTAGATATAGAATGTGCACCTAATTTAGCAACGGTTTGGGGAATCTGGCAGCAAAACATTGCGCTTAATCAACTCCTAGAATCATCTTACACACTATGCTATGCAGCTAAATGGTATGGTGAGAAAAAGATTATGTTTGACTCTGTATACAAAACAGATCGTAAAGCAATGCTAAAATCTATCCATAAACTTATGGATGAAGCAGATGCAATCGTTCACTATAATGGCAATAGGTTTGATATACCTATGCTTAATAAAGAGTTCTTAGAAGCTGGTATGACACCTCCTAGCCCAGCTAAACACATAGACTTACGACAAACATCTCGTAGTAAATTTAGATTTGTTTCTAACAAACTAGACTATATTGCACAGCGTTTAGGTCTTGGTAAAAAGACAGCTCACGAAGGTCATGAGTTATGGCTTAAAGTTATGAATAACGATAAGTCAGCATGGAAACGCATGGAAGAATATAATAGGAATGATGTTGTATTATTAGAGAAGGTATATGATAAGTTTAAAGGTTGGATAAGTAATCATCCTAATCACAATCACTTCTCAGAAGAAAGAGTTTGTCCAAGTTGTGCAAGTCATAAAGTTCAACAACGTGGTTATGCAGTATTAACTGGCGGTAAATACCCAAGATTCCAATGTCAACAATGCGGTAGCTGGTTTAGAGGTAACAAAAAATTAACTACAGACAAATCAGAAAAATTCGTCAAACTATAGGATTTATTATGCAACGTTCAGAAGTAGAGATTATCTGCAATCACATGCTAGGTAGAACTATCGTATCATGCGAAGCATTACATGGTGATAGCACTATTGTTATAGAGCTAGATGATGACTCTATTATAGAGATAAGCGGAGAAGAACTATCTCTGTACTCAGAACTTACTCCGCTAGATGATTAAAGGCAGATTACAGTACCGTTAGTATTAACTTGACATACTGTAACAGTACCATCTGGTGCATATATAGTCGTTGTTTGGCTAAAAGCCTTTTCTGTGCCAAATATAGCTAATGCAACCATAGTAAGTCCGAATATCCAATATATCTTACTCATCATCAAACCTCTCTAAAATAGCTTCTACTTCAGGTGGATTAATAGCATCTTCATCTTTTGTAGCTTCTAATAGCTTATTCTTATACCAATCAGACTTTTCTAAATCTTGTTGTGGATTATCTTTAAATGGATAACGTAAGTCATATTTAAGTTTACATCCTTTTAAATACCCAATGTATTCTTCTTTTGTTAAACGACTTTTAATTACGTCTATTGCTTCAATACCACCTACCATGTAATGTGGAGGTCTATTCACCATATCTACCATAACTATCCCCTTATAAAAAGTAAATCAATCACCTGATACGTACCATAAAAAAATCCTATTATACTACCAATTACTAAAGCGTATATAATATAATCAATTATTTTTAATATCCTGTCCATTTACCATACTCCCTTCCTACAGCTACAGACACATACTCTCTATTCTTAAAACGTTTATCTAGTTCGCTATTATAATTCCATTTAGGTAAAGTAAAATATCCTTGACTTGCTATATACCTTATTCTTTTTCTATTAATAATACATTCCCTAGCAAGTTCTTTAATGCTGCAATTAGGATGTGTTTCCATGTATTTAATAATAATTTTTGCCTGTCTTTGATCGTCTAGTTTAGTGTACATTTTTAATCCCATGAGCTTGTTCTATAAGCCTAGCAAATCTAAATATTCTGTCAAGCGTTAAAACAGCATTGCCACTTCCAAATGCTTCTTTATACGCTTTAATAATTTCTTCTTGTGTAAGTGGGTTAGAGTCCACCATAAGCCTCCGTTAATCTTTTACTATCATATCTTGACAATCCTTTATATTCCTCTACAGGTTCACCAGGAAACAAAGGTGTTATCTTAATATGATGTGTTGTATTTTTTAAATCGTTTAAATATGATAATTGGTTAGGATGAAACGACCATAAATAAGACTTCTTTAGGTCACCAGACTTAACATCATACTCTTCATAAAGCCATGCTACAGGTTCTTTTTTAGCCATTAGTAAAACACCATCCTTCCTATGTGGGTTTTCTTCCTTTTTCCAAACCATACTTTCTTTGGCGGTATTGAATCATTTATTGTAAATAATCGTATCAATAACCAAAAGTTTAGTCTCCAAATACGCTTTTTCATTAACTGGACTGTGGGACTGATCTTGCACAGCAAACTGATTATCAGCATAAACAACACCGCATACAGAATTACCCCAAAGACCAGAATGTAACCTATTACGTATAACATTAATGACTCCAACTTTTTCCTCCAATGTTCTTGTATTAACTTCGTGGTAAACAGCCGTGGCATAACATGCTACGTCTAGTTCTAAATGATGTATATCCATTACAGTTCTTTCATGGTTTTCTTGTGTCTAGCAATACCATATAAGCGTATAATTCTATTACAAATCTAAAAGAAAGGAGAACCGCTATGTGGACATCACCAGCAGCAACAGAAATGCGTTTTGGCTTTGAAGTAACAATGTACGTAATGAACAAGTAATTGTTATGCAATGGGGATGCTCCTAGAAAGGAACATCCTCATCTGCACCTTCAACAGCAGGTTTACTTCTAGCTTCACCCTTAGCTTCTGCTATTGCTACAGAACCGCTAATAAACTTACCATTAGCACCTTCTCTTACCCAACCTGATAAAGTAAATTCAATACCATCTACATTTAACTTACCTCTATAGTCTGGTCGTTTAGGATTATCTCCCTTGTCGTTCTTGTTTAACGTAAACGTGTTTGTTTTATCATACTCAGCCATATATTACCCCTTTAGTTTTAAAATTGTTTGATCTACTTCGTCTAGGAACTTAACCACTTCAGCTTCTAGTTCTGCAATATAATCATTATCCCTGTCAACCCTAGAAACAAAGAGCTGTAATTCTACAGGGAAATTAGGATTATAGCTAACAAAATCTACCCACTTAGCACCAGTACAAGCTAACTGCCATTGCATCTGTGGTATATATTTACTAGGAACTGATTTACTCATAAGCGTATTAGTATGGGTTGTTTCTATAGGACATTTAATCTCTATAAGACCTGCATACTTTCCTTCTTCTTCTGCATTTACTGCACCATCAGGACTAGCACCACTATTCTTAATAACAGGATGGTCAAAGAAACCTACTTCTGTTACAGATACCCCTCTAGTTTGCATATAAAGCTCTCTAGCAGCACTTTCTCTTTCAATCCCATCTAACATAGCCTGATTGACAAAACTATCTCCTTTCTTGCCTGTAAGACGTTCTGATACCAATTGAACAAGGTAGTTTTGACGTGATGTAGATACGCCTGTTTTAGTCTTGGCGATAACATCCGATATTCTGGATGCTGTCACCTTGCCTAGTCTTTGTTGAAACCACTCATCTGTACGCTGTTCTATCATAGAAAGTCCTTACTAGATACAGCCTTTAGAGTTGGTTGTTCTGACTCTGGAATGTCTTCACCGCTATAGATGTATAAGCCAATACCATGTAATGCAATAGCCTTAGCTAGGCATCTTTGCATAGCTGTATTAACTGCCATAGCATCTGGATTAGGAATAGCTTGGTTTCTAAAGTTAAGCACAGGTAATTGTGATGTCATAGA